AAAAGTGGAGTCTGTGTGTACGGTAAAGTAATTTCCATTTGAGTTTACATCGGTTTGGCTAGTACCGCTAAAATGTTTGAATTGAATAACATGACCTGGGATAGCCACCCCATTACCACTAGTTTTTTCGTTGATGGTGTCTACCTTTAGGATGCTCATTGGGCTATCTCCATTATAACCATTCTAGAAGGTTCACCATATTGATTATGTCTAGCTGTTCCATTGCCTCTTATTCGAACTTGTAATGTATACGTTCTTGCCGAAGTGCTTGCTGCTGACTCAATATGAAGTAATATTACTTTGTCTATTCTTTGAGTGTTTTCATCACTATTATAGTTAGAGTATTCGTTATCATATACTATTGTTGACCCATTCATTATTCTATAAGCAGACCCTTGATTTGCAGCGCCATATACTTCGCCAGCAGCATAAACCCACATATGTAGCTTACTTGTTGCAAACTTTGGTGTAATTGTAATTGTCTCACCAGAGTCAACCCAAGTTCCACTACTTGATGTAGATAAAAGAGTAGAATTGAAACTATCAACAGTCTGAATAACATGGCCTGGAGCAGTAAGCGTCTGCCCAGAAGGTATAATAATCTTATTGGCATTACCGCCAGAGCTAAGACCTTTTAGATTTTCTACATGTAAAGTACTCATATGATTGTCAAGTTCCCACTAACTGTAAGCGTCACACCAGATGTTACCGAAAGAGGTCCGTTACAACTGGCGTTCTCTGTGCTTGCTATGGTTACGTTATTAGACAGTGTTTGATCATTAGTCTGAAACAATGCCAGTTTAGTTTTGTGTTGCTCACTATCAAACAGGGTAGCTCTGATACTAGCTGCAAATGTGCCGCCACCTGAAAGTGTAGGTGCATCCGCTACGCTGAATATGTTGTGAGATATAATAGTTATCTCATCGTCTAATGCAGCAGCAGCGCCTAACACCACTGTAGTTCCTGTGGTAGCTGTGTAGTCAGCAGGTTGTAACAGTATTCCGTTTTGATATACGTCTACATTTCCAAGAGAGTATACAGCATTAAATGTAGTTTGTCCAGCAGTAGCTGTATATGTGTGCGCTCTTCTTGTACCTTCGGTTAGTGTCTGTCCTATGTATGCCATGTATCCCTCCTAACCTACTAGATATCCGCTAAAAGCATTCCAAGTTGCACCAGCACTGAAACCATTTGATCCTGAGTAATTACTGTATGACCACAATTCTACATAATCGTTAGCATCTAGTTTCATTGTAGATGATACAATATATTTTAAATCACTGGTGCCATCAGAGTAATCAACCTGACCGTATATATAAGCAGAACCATTTACATACAAAGCCACTCTAAAAAGGTTTCCAGCAGGTATATAATATCTATTCACACCACCATCAAAATGGTAAACTCCTGATATAGGAGCAGTAAACCTATGATTTGATGTGCTATAATGACTACCAGTATTCCATCTTGTCCCGTCTAAAATAAGTTTTTCCCAATTTGCAGTAGTTGTAGTATAGTTACTTCCTGCACGATATGCTAAAAAACTAGGCTGACTAGGCATTGTCACACGGCTACCGTTATCAAAAGCTACATCTTTAGTTCCGTCATTCTTTATTCTAATAGCATACTCATTGTTTGCACCAATATATAACTCATCACCAGTAGCGGCAGTCATCATTAATGCGTTTGTGCCACCGTCCTTTATAAGTAGTGAGCTATCTGCATCAGGGTTTACCGTTACTGCCCCTCCAACAGTCAAAGCACCTGTCATAGTATCGCCAGCGGTGTTTACAAACCTTGTTTCACCAGTAGCTAAATCTTTAGACTTACCCATTAGGTAATCTCCAATATACTCATCATTACATCACAAGAGGAGGCTGCACTTGATGTCACTTTAATGCTATCGCCTGTTTGTAAAACGACCTTTTGATCACCTCCCACGACAACAAGTGAGCCTCCGCTAGGTACGGTAGCTGTCTTAACTAAGAACGTATCATTAGATCCATCGTTGTGTGTTACGTCAACTGTGATAGCTGCAGTGGTTCTGTTAGCACAAGACAACCCAATAACGGTTGTGGCTGTGCTGCCACCCACTGTGTAGCTTCCCACCGTAACTGCTGATGTGCCTATGCTACGTGAAGTTTTTCTAAGAAATGTATTTGCCATATTGCTATCCCAAAGCTATCGCTAGTGCAACAGCAGAACCTGCTGCATCAAAAGCTGTGGATGCCGCTATACGTGCATCTGCTCTAGCGTTTGTGAAGTATAAATTAGAAGATCCTTCTGATAGATCATCTGTGTCGTGATTACCAAAAGAGATTATAGAGTTTAGATCGTGATCGTTAGATGCAGGATCAAGGTGAGCAGCAACACTAGCAGGTAAAGTTATGAATACAAACTTAGTTCCTGCTGAGAAGTTTGTTGCTGATCCACTGTTTGAACTAGATAATACTGTAGTTCGTGCAAGAGTGTTAGTACCACTGTATGTACCTAGTCCTACTTCCCACTCATCCGTACCATTAGCTGTATGCACAATGGCGTAGTAAGTCGTATCGTTTGTAGACATGACTGACGCAAATGTATCGAAGGTAGCACTTGCTCCTCCAAGGGTCAGACTAGATGTTCCTGTAGTAGTCGTGGTTTCACGTACACGATCTTTTAGTACTAATGCCATTGTATTACCTTTACGTTATACGTATGACTGCGTTGGATGCATCTGCTGTAGGAAAGATAACAGTAAAGTCACCTGCTGTCGATGCCACGTTTGAGCCAAACGAGAATACAGCTATAGCTTTGTTACTTACTGAACTATTATATAGTAAAGCTCCAGCAGCAGTAATTGTCAAGTTGGAAAATACTTCATCTGCAAAATCTACAATAGCTGTATCCGAACCTGAAGGTATAGATATGACAGGCGAATCAAGTGCCTGTCCTCCTGCACTGTAGTTTGTTCCTGTAGCTTCATCTGAGTTAGCTGTAAGATCGGAGTAGTTAGTTGTAGCTTTGTTGAAGTTACTTGTAGGTGAAGGTTTTATTAACGCAATCTTTAGCGAGTGCGTGTCTAAATCGTGAACACCCCCAAGTAGCTCTTGCTTGAAGCTGTTGCACATTGCTGTAGTAATAGTACCCATGAGAATGTCCTTATGTTAAATGCACGAAGAGGCCAGCAAAAGCCAGCCTCTAAGTTTATCTTGATTATGCAACGTTGTAGATAGCTGACACCAATCCTTGTGGGCGTAGAATCTTACGTCCATAGAGGTGCATACCACGTACAATGTCTGCAAATGAGTCGGGATCTCTATAGTTCTCAACTTTGTTCATTTGCTCTGCAGTTGCTACAGCTTCTTGCTGACCACCTAAGATTACACCATAGTGTGCATCTTGGGCTAGTGCGCCAGCATGAGTTGGACCATTACCTTTGGCAGGTAAGTTGTTTGAAACGTACACTTGAAAACCGTGAATGTTTCCTGCAACCAATCCATTTTGTAGACCTGATCCACCGAAGTCTGCATTGAGAAGACGTGAGTCTTCATCTTTTAGCATTTCCATGAATACTGGATCTACAACCAACCAACGTCCACGTGAGTCAACGTTTGCTGTGTCCATTTGACGTGCCATACGTGCGACAACTGTCAATGGTGATACAGTAGCTGATGATAACGCAGTCGCACCAGGCAAACGTGTTGCCATTGGGATTGAATCCCCAGTAGCGTATGCTGTTGATGCAGCGTCTGCTGACCCTAATGCGCCCATATCAGTAGCGTCCAACTGGTTAGTCTTTAAAAATTCACCGTTGATTTCACCTGCTGTTGGGTGCTGTGCGTCACCTGAAGCGGAAGTAATTAATGCTCCAGCTGTGCTATAGCCTGACATGTAAGAAAGAACATCTACGTCAATAGCGTCTGCCATTTTGTAGGCTGCTCTGTCTGCTGCTAGGCTTACGAAGTCAACATGCGAGAACTGCTCTTCAATGTCATCCATTTTAAAAGCAAAGTAGTTAGCTTTGTCGATGGTGAGTGAGAAATCCTGATCGTCTAACTTCTCTACAGAAATACCTGTGTGACGCTGTAGTGCGTTAACAGTTACGTCTGGTTCTTTTTGGATGCGTACAACGTCACCCTGATTTGCAATGTCACCAAAGTATGAGTTGTTGGTGATTGCGCTTACGACAGACGATTTGCGTAATGCAATTTGCGCCTGTTTGGAAAACATTATCGGGCTGAAATTGCCGTTAAAGCCTCCACTTGCTGATGCAATAGCCATAATTAAATCTCCTTATATAGATATGGCGTTGAATTAACACTACATATCCACCATGAAGAGGCCAACGTCTTCGGGTAGTCCTAATGGGGCCGATTATTTTGGGTAAGTCTTTTGTGTGGCTTAGTGCTTGATTAAAGCATACACACTAATGTTGTGTATATGCTATAGTTGTATCTACGATGTTAAGAATGTCAACTACTTTCTTGATATATCGTAAATAAATCTTCCATTACGTTGAGCGTCTAGGATTTCTTCCTGTCGCTTTTCGTATTCTTTGATTGACATTGCAGCTACTTCTGATTCACGAATGTGTCCTGCTGCTTCATCTGGTTCTGGTGCTGCTGCACTTTTTGTTTTAACTGAAGATGCTGCTGCTTTCTCTGAGGGAGGAGCTTTCTTCTTGTTAGTAATACCTTTGTCTATCTTATACAAATCTATCACACGTGCTACAGATTTTGCATCGTCAACGTTTTCATACAAAGCATCCTGTACCCACTTAGGCTGTTCTTTAGCCCAGTTATGAAATATATCATCCTGTCGTATTTCTATAAAGTCAGGATGCATCTTAACAAGTTCTGCTTCTGCTTTCTCTCTTTGTGCATTTACTTTGAGTTCTTCAAACTCAGCCATGCGTTCTTCTAAAGCATTAGCAGATGCTTTGGCTTTTTTATCAGCAATACTTTCAATGATACCTGCAATATCAGGATACTCTTTAGCCCAAGCTTCTAACTCTTCATCTGACTTAGGTAATACAAGCTCTTGCTTTGCAGCTTTAGTTAGCTTTGCTTCTAGTGCTTCTATCTTTGCGTTGAACTCTTCTTCTTTCTTTTGTGAGTGTCTACGCAAATCACCATAACGTTTCTTGAAGTTTTTTTCTTCAGCACCTAAATCATCTTCTTCTTGTGCTTTGGCTTCTGGTTTTTCTTCTTGTTTGGTATCACTCTCTGCCTGTACTGGTTCAGCTTTAGGCTCTTCGCTACTGGGTTTATCTTCAGTACTTTCTTCATCTGTTATACCTAGAGCTTCTTTCTTCATAGCTAAAAGCTCTTCTTCGTCTTGTTTAATACGTTCTTCGTTGGTTAAGTATCCACCTTGACCCATCATTACTCTTGGGATGTCAGGTTTTACCATTGGGTTTGGTTTTGCTGGTTCGCTTGTAGCCATTTGTTTTCTCCTTATGTTGGGGTCAGCCGAAGCCGAGTGGCCTTATAGTTATTTGGATTTTTTCTTCATTGCCTTTTCTAATTGGTCTGCTTGTTTAGCGTGTGACTTAGATGCTTTCTTTAAACCTTTTACTACTTTCTTAACTGTTGGTTTATCTACTAGTCCACCTTTTTCAAAACCTCTGACAACACCTCTGTCTAAATCTCTTACAACATTTTCTGTTCTAGCTGCTGCTCTTAGTGAAGCATTTCTTTCTTCTCTTGAAGCACCTCTGTCTCTCATATCTTTCATTACTTTTTGAGTATTTTTTCTTACTTGTTGTACTCTAGGAGACTCTTCTCTTATTGGTTTTGTTGCTGTTCTTGGTGCAGGACGTGGTTGAGCTTTCATATCTGCTTCAATACGTTCTATATCAAACCGATCTTGCATTTTATCAAAAGCATCTGCATCAGTACTTTGCTCTGGAATTACAGGTGTTGTTGTAGCTGCAGGTTTTGCAGTACTTATTGCATCGTCAACTCCGGGCGTAAATCCTCTGCTTGTCCTATCACTGGCTTCTTGATCACTTGGTGTGTATGCCTTTGTCATTTTATCTAACTGGTTATACAATGCATCTGTTTGTTCTGGAGTCCTAACTGCAGGTGCGTTTGGATCATTACCTGTTATCTTACCAAGTAGAGTTGCTATCAAACTTGGCTCGTCTGCGTTTGCTATTTCAAGTAGCTGATCATAACGCCTTTTATCTACTTCACTTGTATAGGGATCATCTCTTCTACGCTCTATTTCCCTTTTAAGTTGTCTAGTTTCATTCCACATAGCAACTTTCATTGCACCGCCAACTATAGCATTTAATGAACCTATGCCAGCAGCTAATACATTACCTTTCATGCTTTTCTGGTCTTCTACCATTTGAGCTAGCTCTTCCATAGTTAACTCTTTATAGTTAATAGGAGTTGGCGTTGGCATATCCATACCGCCACTGCCTCCAGAACCACCAGAGTCAGAACCACCGCTACCTCCTACTGGAGGAACTTCAGGTGCTACAGCTACGCCCTCACCTTCTACAGGGTAGTAACCTGCAGGTATCTCCATTTGTGGTACACCATCTATAAACGTAATAAATATTCTGTGACCAGCGTCATTCATGTACTCACGCATTTCTAGTAGTGGTCCACCGCCTGTACCACCACCATAATTAGGATATGCAGCATCCATGTCAAAGCCACCCTTTTGATCAGGTGCATAGAATGGTTGATTAAACTGGTCTTCACCGCCTATAAGATTTGTATCTTCATCAGTAGCAAGTCCACCTTCATCCATACCCAAGTCTCTCTTTAGGTTTTGAACAAGTCTTTTATAAAAAGGTTGGTCAGCATAACGCACACTAAAAGTTTCATCATCATCCATGTATGGAACACTTCCTGCGCCTGTTGTTGATTGTCTGACACTAGGAGGTGGGGGAGTTGGTGATTGATCATCTCTAAAGTCAAATCCTTTTCCTCCAAAGTTTATTTGATCTGCAATAGAAGGACCAATATCATCAGATGTACGTGGTTTTTGTTTTAGTGTAGGTCTACGATCATCATCGTCAAATAAATCTTTTAGGCTATTACGTATGGCTTCAAATCTATTCTTTGGTTTATCTTTTCTAGCCTGAACTCTAGCAGATATAGCTTCTGGGGAGTTGTCTTTTTTATTATTATCTGAATCAGTATTAGAACCAAAAGCTTGAGCCATTATCTCTGCATGTGTTTTTCGTGGTGCAGTACGTTTAGGAGTTTTTATATTTCTATTCTTTGCTACATCTTTGTAGTCCTTCATAGATGTACCACCTCTGTTCATCTCAACAGGAGCTTCATCATCCATTATCTCTAAGTCTAACTCAGATAGTTCTATGTCCATACCCATGTCATCATTCATGTCCATAGGCTCTCCACCTATACGTCCATCTTGTGCCATCTCAGCGTAACCCATCTTAGCTTCAGCACGTAAGTCTTCAAACAGTTTTACACCATGAAAGTTTACTACGTCAGCAGGTACAACTATCTCACCTTCACTTAGGTTAGCTGGTATGTCATCTCGTACATTCTCTGCTGTAGAACCTAGTGGTATATCATTACCTGATACAGGATCTTGACCTACCGTATTATCAGGTACATCACCAAAGTTCATTGCCATTTGTTCTTCAAGCGCCATTTACTGTCTCCCTCAATAGCTTGAGCTTTCTAAGTACGTCTATCGCACCCTGCTGTCTGTGTATAACATGTGATTCGTTTGCTGTTTCCAGCGCACGTTGTCTAGCTTTAATTAGTTCATCTATATGTTCTTGAAACTGTTCGTAACATTCTTTATCATTGACCAACTGCTTGAGGTGCATTGCCTGTAAATCCTTGTTCTTCAGGTAGTGGTGCTGTACCCATACCTATTTGTGAACCTCCACCTCCAGTAGTATCTGCTACACTTTGTGGACCTTGACCTTCAGGAGCAGCTACACCTTGCTCTGGCGTTGGTGCTGGTGCTTGAAAACCTTTTAGTATCTCAGCCTGTATAGCTGCGTCAGCAATAGAGTTAGTTACCTTGTCAGGATCTAAGTCCATGCTCTTCGCAATCTCACGTATAATATAGTCCATCTTAGCAAAAGGTGCAAGCACTGGATTCTGTGCTACCTGTAAGAACTGCATCAAGCGTTGGCTACGTACTTCATTAGCCATCAAACTCTCTGTACCTGATGCATGTACTTCTAAGTCACCCTTTATATCATCATCAAAGTCAAACTGCATGTTGAATGCAAAGAATGCTTTACCTAGAGGACGTATAAGATAATCATCCACATTTTTAACAACAGTACGGATAGAGCCGTTAGCAGCAGACATAAGCATAGAGATTCCAGAAGCAGTACGCCCCACTCCTTGAACTCCTGTTTGACCATGTGCAAAAGATGGGAATCCAGTAGACTCATCTGCTAGTACCCTCGCTTTATCAAATAGTTGCATGTTCTCTTGTGCTACGTTTGGAAACTTTGTACCAAATATAGCTTGTCCCGGCGCACCACCTTGTCGCCTAAAGATTTTTCCGGGGTACACTGAGAGGTCTTGGCCGGGTACAAGGTTTGTTTCATCTACTTCTATAATTAGATTGCCTGACATAGCAGCATTGTCAATAGCCATACGCATAAAGCCATTCATCAATGTCTGTGTATCATCCATGTTCTCAGCAATACCAACACCGAAGAAGGAGTATGGGTTATGCTCGTATGGCACAGCGTAGTAAGGTATACGTGTAGGCTTGAATGGGTTTAGTACAAAGCGTAGTACTTCACCGTTGCTTATCCATACGTTACAGTTTACCTCATCTAATTCACTAAGCTCACTAGGTATATCTACACCATGTTCTTCTAGTAACTTAGTATCTACATAGCCCCAAAACTCTAACACTTCCCAACGTTCTGATGTTGGCTGGGTGTCATCGTCTTCCATAGTCATTTCCCAGTACTTCTGTGAATAGTCTGGTCCTTTGTCTATGGCATTCTGTATACCGTCATCCATAAAGTATGGACGTGTTTTTAGTTTTCGTAATTGTGTACGTGACATCTTATGTCTTTGTACGACATACTCTGCCTCATCCATATCCTTTGCTTCAGGGTCAGGATAGAAATCCCATATAGAAACGTGATCACATTCTGGAACAGTCTTTACTATAGGATCATACTCACCATCTTCATTCCAGTTAGGATACTCTTTGTCTACAGCAAACGCACCCTTCATTACACCTGTACCTAGAAGTGCCATTTCAAATGCCATACTTCTTAGGTGTGTAGTAGCACCTGACTCTTGTAGCTGGTCATGGATTTTCTTTTCCATCTTCTTAGCTGCAACCATAGCAGGATGAAACGTAACACTAGTAGCTGTAGTGCCATCACCCTCTATAATCTTTTCAGACACAGGCTCTAGTTTTTGTTCCATGCCAGCTAGTCTAGACTGTAAATCTATAAGAGTCTCACCTGGTTTTAGTTCTGTGTCGCCATCTATTAGATAAGGCTTTGGCGCTGGTGAACTCATAGCTGCACTAATAGCAGCCTGTCCTGCTTCTACTCTAGGATCTATATTTATGTGTACTGATTCTGCTACACCATCAGGTAGAACAGAAGGATTTACAGATAGTGGAAACTTATTGTTACCAAACAGTACATCTACTATTTGTCCATACGCTGCTAATGTCTTTGTCTTTGTTACCTTTACAAAGATACGAGACTTCTCTGCGTCTGTAAATTGTACATCACTACCATACAAGCCTCTGTAGTTGCGGTAGGCCTTTAACCATCTTTGCTCATCTGCATATCTAGAGTCTTCAGATCTTTTGTATCTGTCTTTTATAAAACCTATGACACTATCTTTTTCTTTGAAGATAGAGTCTAGTGTATCCTCTGCTGCAACAACCTCTGCTGTTTCAAACATTTCTTCCTGTTCAGCCATTATATTCTTCCTTGTTAAAACAATCTAGTTGTATGTCGTAGTATGGGTTATTTCGAAACTTGTTCCAACTAGAAGTGTCAGCCATATTTAGACACGCTTCTTGTGTGTACATTTCTTGTGATACATACTGATTACCTGTATATACCCAGTCAGTTCCATTGTTTCCCCATATACTTATTACTAATACAAAAACTTCCATTTAATATCCAAACGTTGAATCACTGGCTTGAAAACCAGATCGTTGTTTTGCAGGATTATAGTCCCATATGCTGCTACGTGGTCTTGTCATTATACCATATCTTAACGCATCATACAAGTGGTCTTCTGCTTTTGTATCTACATCTTCTGGATTCTTTTTGTCCAGTGGGATGCTTGGTATCTGTGCTATGGTGTTCACACAGTTATTCATAAATACTAACATAGGCTTTTCTATAAAGTCATCCACCTTCAAACGCCTATGTATTTCGTTTTTACCTGCGATACGTGAACCTCTTGAGCGATCAGAAGGACGCCATCGACATCCTTTCATATTCATCTGCTCTGCTAGTGATGGTCCAGTATCGCCACGGTTGTGCCACAAAGAGCTATCAAGCACACCGTATCTCATTCCACCGTCTTTAGCTTCTGCCTCTAGTATCATATCAGCTAAGTCTGTAGCTGTAACCTTAGAGACATACATTTCTCTGTAGACTATAAGCTGTTCATCAGGAGCAACAGTAAACCAAAGAACACCAGTATGGGAACCATACCCATAATCACAAGCACGAAACCTCGACCACGATTCAGGAATTTCAAAGTGTTCGATAACGTGTTTTGTTCTGTCAAACTCTGGGAACGCTGCTCCTTCGTTGACATCCCAGTTTCCTTCGAGGAGTTGCTTCCTCTGATGCTCTGGTAGTGATAAGAGCATGGCCTCATAGTCACCCTCTTCGGCAAGGTATGGGTTATCGAAGAGAGATGCAGGAATAAACCTACGCTTGAATAAAGGCTGACCTTCCTTGCTGTGTCCTTTAGGGAAGGTGATTGTTTTTCCAGTCTCAACATCTGTAGCCCAAAAGTCTTTACCTGCAGGTGCAGGATCTATGAACATCTTCTTTACCCAACTATGTCCAGCACCACCTGGGTTTGTTGTAGCTCTCATGTAAAGTCCTAAGTCTCTACTATGTGCGCTACGAAGACGTGACCTCATATAATCCCAAGCGTAAGGTGTAGGCCATTGAGTAAGTTCGTCAAATCCAATCCAGTTAAAAGCCTGTCCTTGGTAACGTGTGACATCGGTATCTTTGTCCAGATACGACATCCATAGTCTTCCACCTCTAGGAGATATCCACTGTGACTTACGCTCTGACCATTTGATTCCTGGTATGGCACGTGGGTATAACTCCTGTGACTTCTGTATTAGTTCCCTTAGTTCTTCAGTCGTGTGTCGTACAAGGAGTCCAGAGAAGTGTGGATCGTTAAGGCCGTGTAATGGATCTGCCAACATAGCGTAGGACTTACCACCACCTGCTGCCCCTCCGTATAATACTTCTCTTTCAGAAGAACTCAAGAAAGTTGTTTGTGGTCCTTCGTTGGGCTTGAATACAACTTCCTGTGCTTCTTCAACGTCATACTCAGGTGCTACTACCTGTGCTGGAATCTGGGGGGCTTCGACTTCCACAGGCTTCTGAGTAGGCTCCGACTCCTTGAGTTTCGAGCTTCTCGATTTGCGAGAGCGTTTCTTCGAGCCACTTGGCAAGCTTACGTTTAATTGCAGATGCTTTTCTACGTTTTTGCTCAACTTCTATTCTCTTCTTTAGACCCATATGCGAGATGTATCGGTCAGTTTCTTTACTCAACCACTGCGCTACTGCTCTGTAACTATACTGCTTGAGGTGTTGTTTTGCAAGCTCTAACGCTTCTAGCTCATGCTCAACTGGCACAAGTAGCTTATCATTGTCGGGATGCACTTCATAACCAAAGGGAACCTTGATAGTAGTTCTGGCTATGACATGCCATTCTTTGTTGTGTCCTTTGGGTGGCAGAGGTAACTGCCAGAATCCCAGTTCTCTTTGAGGTATTATTCGTTTGTACCTTCTTTAGGTGGTAAATAAAAAATGCCACCACCACTGGTGACATCTACCTTGTCTACTTTACCAAGACCTGCTCTGTCAAGCACGTCCTTGGCAGCTATCATTTTTTCTTTGATACCCAACTGAGTGGGATCTTGCAAAGCGCCCATAAGCGAGACAGCAGCTTTCGGGGCAGTCCTAGCAAAGTAAGTCCTAGTTTTTTCAGCGATTTCATCTTTTAGTGCCTCCACTATAGAAGTTGTACTGGAGTTGTCGCCATACCCAGCTAACTTCTTAGCTTGTACAACGTCACCTCCAGCGTCATCAAATAATACATCCAAGAACCTTTGTTGTCTTTCAGTTAGTGTCCTTGCCATAAATTGCGTTCCTTATTTGTGATCTACCTATACCTAGATCATTTAGTTGTCTATCATCCAACATATGTAGCATTCTAAAGTCTGCACGTTTCTGTTGTCGGATTACGTGGTTATCCCACATTCTTTGTAATAATTTTTTCATGTACTTTCTCCTTGTTTGTACAAGGGTAGTTATACATAAATGTTAGCGCTGTAGTACTGCTAATATGGAATAGCCGCTATGACTTTTTTGCTTTCTTTTTCTTAGGGGCTACTCCACCTTCCCAAGCTTCATTCTCTGGAGTAGAAGGATCATCTGCCATAAGGTGACCTTTCTCATTCCTAGCTCTTTTAGGTGGTACATTTTCTATAGTAGTTTCATCTATTATTCTTAGTAAGTTAGGATCAGTACAGTAAACATTACCAAAGCGATCTTCTGCTGCTGCTTGATTACCTCTACTATCACGCACATTGCATTCCATGTCTAGTGTATATCCATGCTTTTCCAAAACATCTTTATACTTTTCGTAATACCTTGCCATTACTTCTTTCCTTTTTTCATAGGTCTTGCTGGAGGATTAGATGCACCACAAGCTACACCACCATGACCCATGTTGTTAGTCTTCTTAGCCATACCACCATACATGTAACCCATCTTCTTAGCTACTGCTGGTGCTTTTTTCTTTAGAGCTTTCATACCTTCATTCATTTGTTTTCCCATAATACCACCTTTGTTCATGTTATGATAACCTTTGCCCCCACAATGAGAACAACCTTTGCCTTTACACTTTGGACACTGCTTCTTCATTTCTTCCTCTTTATAGTTGACTCACAGGTTCGACACCAACTAAATCTCCTGTTGGTGCAGAAAATGTTTTATCTGAACTGTTGTATACTTTACCGCCAATATCTGTTTCTTCTGTAGATAACCAATTAGACGATACTTCAGAAGGAACCATACCATCAGGATACATAGCCATGTTAGCTACAAGATTATTGTCATCTACTAAAAAATATACAGTCATGTTCTTTTCTTACCTGATGCTGTTACAGACCATTTAACTTTCTTAGGTCCAGTCTTTTTTCTTGCTTCTGCTTTACTAATTCTACTAGCTACCTTTGCAGGTCTACAAGCTGGATATGGTCTGCCCTTGTCTTTCTTACCAGAGCGTCCACACTTCTTGCCTGTCTTTACATCACGCCAGTCTTCCTTGAACCACTGAGTCAGTCCACCTGTACCGTAACCTCTACGACTTTCTAGTACGTGCTTTGACCTTTGCAACTGCGCCTCCCTTGCTGTAAGTACCCCCACGTGCTTTGTAGGTTTTAACTAACCATGCTGACCCATATGCGCTGGGCCAAGTCTTGAACTTTCTCTTGGCTTCTGATTTTACTTTAGAGTATAAAGCTTTGTTCTTAGGTGTAGCCATTATGCCCTCTTAGATTTAGTACCAGCACACTTCCACTTTTTACGAGATAGACGTAGTGGGCTGTTTGGATTTCGTGCAGCTTTAGGATGCTTCTTCATTTGACCAGCGCTTCTTGCACAGTACGAATCACCTTTACCTGTTCCTGGTCTGATACGCTTGCCACCATCTTTAGCTTTACCTGATTGACCGTAGCTTACCTTTATCTTACGTCCTGTCTTAGGGTTGATAGTTGTCTTTGCAAACATCTTGCCTTTTGCTGGTTTCGCCATGTTATCCTCTACAGTGGGTTACTTGCTAGATCATCATAGGCTTTCCAAATGTCATCTACTTCTGTTTGTAGTACATCTAGCTTGTCACCTATACCGTCTGTTATAGTAGTAGCTTTATCAACCTGTGAGCGTAAGTCAAGTAAAACTTTCTGCTGCTCTAGTATCTGCTGCATGTTAGTAGCAAGTTGTGCAAGCTTTGAGTTTAGTCCTCTGACATCGTTATCTATTATAGCTTGCTCTACAGTTTGTATTCTACTTGTTACCGTAGCATCTAGTGTTGTTAGTCGTTCAGTTAACTGTTGCATTTTTGCAACACTATCATCACTTAGGTTTGTTTCGACTTCTTGTAGTTCTTTTCTTATAGCCTGACTTACTGTAGTTAATTGATTTGCCGCAAATGTTTTATTTGCTGTTCGTTCTCTTGCAGTGTCGTTACTTAACTTAGTCAAGCTTTTTTGTAGTTCTGCAATTTGCTTTGCGTTGGTTGAGCCTTTTCCTAGTGCTTCTTCTACGCCACCCTCTACACCGTAAAACCTGTTGAGAGTATCATAACCAAAATATACACCACCTGAAACTGTAGATAGCACTGGCAAAGCCACAGCAACCATCCAGCCTTTGACATTAAAGCCTCCTATGCTAAACTCCATTGCCATTAGTTAGGCATGGTTCCATACTGTTCTACATACTCACCTGCTGCAAATATATCGTCAGCATCTACCATATCGTCTGTTAGGTAGCCCTGCCAACCAGAGCCGAAGCCATCATCATCCCAGTTAATTACAAACTCATCTATGTTCTGTGTGTATGTAATGGCTGTATAGTTACCGACTACAAAATTGTTGACAGTGGCATAACTGTCTATGCTTGCCGTTAGGTCTGCATTGTTAGCTGCAGCCATGAATGCACCAGCTTGTTGTGCATAGTTCTCTACCTGTGCTACAGCTTGGTTGTACGCATCTACTTCTGCTTGGTCTATGCTGTATTCATCTGTACCCATCAAACCTTGCAACGCAGTCTGCTCTGGGGATGTGTCTGCTGCTGCAGCCGTTTCCATTATACCAGTAGCTGTTAGTATCTCTGCAGAAGCATCTGCTAGTAAGTCTATCGCTGCATCCAAGTCATTCATAGAAGCTTGGTATTCTTGTGTAAACAACTGCTGTGCTGTAGTAGCTGTCTCGTAGTCGTGGTTTATTACAAGA